GCCCTCATAAGACCAACACCCTTCAGCTTGTCACCCTTGATCCCAGCAATTTGGGCGACCCAAGGGTCAACACTAAATAAATAAGTGGTATCCGAGGCCGACAAAGTCCCACTAGCTAAACGCGTAGGTCGAGACAGGAAGTCGGTCAAGTTTTCAACACCCGGCGCAAATGCGAGCTTCCGAACACTCTGGAGCAATGAAACCCTTTGAGTGGTCGATGACTCACCGCCTACGGTGTCGTCTGAAAAATATGTGATGCCCGCATCAGGGGCATCTGGGACAGTACGTACAACGTTTGGTCCTTCGGTTTCTGCCATCTTTCGTTTGCCGGCAACTGAATGCTTCAAGATGGTTCCGCTGTACGGTTAGTTCTTTAACGTGTACCTAACAAAACACGGGGTCAAAGGTCAGCTCATTGTTCTGGACGGAACCAACCAGATTTGGTCGTCTCCTCCAGATAGAACTGCCGAGAACTCGAACGAGGCACATAAAGATGAGCAAAGAACTTGCTCATCTTTGGGAACCATTCATCCCATGCCTCAGGCTCGTGAAGAGCCAACTCATGTAACGAGTTCTCAAGGTTGTCGATCGCAATGGAATTGTAAAACGTGGTCTTTGTCCTAAGCGGAATCGCAAGGACAGTTTTGAGCGTAATTGGCAGAACATGATGCCCGAGTAAGGGCTCATAACGTGGAGTCCTTTTGAGCATCTCCACTTTGGTCGCTGGCACGAGATCCGTGCACAATGGTCGTGTTTTGTCTGCCGATGTCATAGTATACCCAAGAAGGGCAACTGATTGTGCGATCGTGAGCTCGTTGTACCTCCCCATGTGATCGGGGTGCACAGCAACAACGTTGTCGTCGCCAAGGCACTGGAACTCAACAACCTTCTGGAACATTGCAATCGACGTAGTCAAACGGTCATGCGTGTTCCAAAATGCAAAACGTGCCAACACCTTGTTGATGAGGCAGTTGATAAGTGTGGTAAGGACACAGCCTGACGGCATTGATCCCTCCCACCTCTCAATGATGGGACCACGAACATGCCACGAATTGTAAATCGATGACATATAGAGCTTTCGTTGGTCTGTAACTGATTGGTTTGAACCATACCAGCCATTGATAATGTTGACCGCTACCTCCATAAGCACACGGCTGTGTGAAGTGTCAAAACCCTTGTAATCGGCACAACCACAGTTGTTGAGAAGACCAAAGCGAAGTAAACGCTGAGTGAACTCCTCAGACTGGGTATATGGGTCGAAACCGATAAGGGTCTCAGAGTCCATGCCAGATTCGGCCATGAACTTCATGAAGTCACCGAACAACATACGTCCAACAACAACAGCGTCAAAAGGCGCGGATGAAACAAGACGGGGCTTCACAGCCTTCGCCTTGGAACGCCACTCAACCTTCATAACATCGGTGTGGACCATGATCGGCACATCACCATCACGGAGGCACGCGCAAAGATCAACAATGCGCTTCAAAAACTCAGGGTAATATTTGCCAACAACGGGCATACCCTTCTCATTGACATACACAATGTCCTTCTTCTTGATACCTCTCGGTGCCCAAGGGTAACCAGCCGACGTGCCAAAGTCAATTGACTTGAACGCGGTGCCAGGAAACCCACAAATCGCCTCACGCGCTGTATAGCAGCGCTTTGAACAAGGCGTCTTGATCGACCTAAGTTCAGCAATAATCTGCTGACCAATAATGTCGAGTATGGGCCTAAACTCAGAAGCCATCGCATCGCGAGCTTCCATGTCAACGCAGTACGGTGCCCGTGCGATAGGATAATTGCTCGCTTGAGTGTGACTGACCTCAAAGTCGATTGGTATATATGGTGGTTCGGGACCTTCAAAAAGGACCAAAGAGTCACCAGTTCGTGTGCCCGAAATCGGCTGTGCCGAAAAGGTCATAACGTGTTGGTGACAATTGGGGTCATATGGGACCCCGTGGACCGTGATCTCCTGAGGCTTCTCAACGAGCACCTCCTGAACGAAGGCACTCTCGAGAGACTCCAAGATACTACAGTCCTCTTGGTCGCTTGTGATGCCGACCAAAACCCGAACCTCATCGGAAGTGATCCGATACGAGTAACCAGCTTTCTGGCCTGACATCCCAGCAACGTGAGCACCACACACTACAGGGCTTGGTCCGTCAAGGGCGAAGAGAAGAATTCCGCAATCGCCGGGAACCGTAGAGAAACTATATCTCCACAAGTTCTCGATTTCGCGGTACTCCATCTCCTCATCTCCATTGGACTTCTTGCCCATTGGGTAGCGCACAACGCGCTTGTCAATGCCCATAAACTCGAGTTCGTTCGTACGATCGAAACTAACAAGAGCACCAGGCATATACGCAGCACCACGATAGCCTTGTTGGCCATTCGTGGCTTCATTCATATAGTGCTTGAGCACATCACGTGCTTGCACAGTACGACCCTCAATAACACAAATCGCCTTGTCGTTGATGACAGCGTCGTGGTTGAGAATCTTGAATGAATCAAACGGAACATCAATAGTTTGATCTCCCGTTGCTCTTTCAAGGCGCATGAACTGTAGCTCCTTTGGGATACCAGCAGCTTCTTGCTTTCGCCTCGTTGAGTCAATAAAATGATAAGGCATGTGACACAAATTCGTGTTGAAGAAGTTCACAATGCCGAAACGCGCAGACATATCACCATATTGGTTGACCGGAGCTGATGCGTAAAACATATTTTTCCTCATGACAGCAGCAATACTGCCAAGGGTCTCGTCCCCAAAATTGGGGGCGGCTGCGAATGCAGACTTTGGTATCCTCCGGGTGGGCTGCTTCGCCCTCTGCTTCGCTTGATACGCGAATAGGGACTGAGATTGCCCGGTGATATCTGTGTCATCAACCTTCTTGCCAGAGAAATAGTAAATGAGCCCTGAGGCGGCTGCAGCAGCTATCGCTGCCAAAGTCACTACAGTACCCTTGTTCTCGACGATGAAGTCGCGGAGGTTGATGAGGTGGTTCGCAACCTCATCACGCATATCCGCGATCGAAAGTTTGACACGATCAATAAGAGGAATATCTAATATATCCTCTGATATGTGAAGAGACAAGCCAAAGTCTTTCGGATCCAGGGTTGCATAAGCCTCTTGAATCGCTTCAACGGGCCAACGCTCCATCTCCTCTCGGGTCACATGAACAGTGCTAAGACACTTGTCAATTGCCGAATGAGACATGTCACAACCAGTCCACTTGTTGAACAGCTCATAGACCGTACAAGGACGACCATGTGTCATATAATCCATCTCGGTGTCGCAAACGACATACCTAGAGTAGGATGGAATGACACTTGAGTCAATGAAACTGTCCTTGAAGTCGCACAATCGGCAAGCACTACTATTGCGCTTGTCAAATTCGGCCTTCCACTTCTTGTAATGACCTCCAAGCTCAGTTTCGAGCTCAAAGTCGTGGAAAAGATCTGTCTCAGGCAGCGTGAACCCATCAGGTGTCACAAAATTGGTCTTCATTGGTTCGCGGACGCAACACCCGCGACCAAAAACTCTTTGCCATAAAGAACGGGGCGACCATGCACCCATCTGTGGCTCAATAAATGACCCAGGTACCATATCTGGCTTTGGTGCTTCGGCCTCAGCCTTGCAAAGACCTCGCAACTTCATAAAATCGGCAAGGCCGAGTTTTTCACGAATAAGACCAATATGTTTGGTCATATCATCCGTGACAGACTCAAACTCACGTTTCCGCTCTGCGCGGAGTGCAAGCGCCTCGGCAACAAACTGACGAACGGTATACACTCCGGACGTCTTGAAACAACCCCTTTGAGGGTCTTTCTTGAAGTCGGAGCCCGATGCTTTGCTGGGCACCCACCTCTTGCGAGTGAGCGTGATTTGGTCAATATCAAAGCCCTGGAGCTCATCAGCTGGTTTGTTCAACGTAACCTCAAAAACGAAGTCTAGCCTGCGATACGCAGCATCAGGCTCAGCAATCGTCTCATCATGAAAGGTGGGACGGTTTGTCGTGGCAATGATATATTTGGGAGCGCAACACTTCTCTTCTTTGCTAAAGGCACACCTCGGGAACCAAGGCTCAGTGTTTGCGGCAGCAATAAGGTCCATGAGGGGAGCGTAATCGCCCCCAACAACAGTCCTTCGCTGGAGCCAGTCATCAAAAAGCATGATCATCATACGTGGGTCTACCCCATCGTAATAATAATCTTGGCCTTTCACATAACAATATGTGCCTGGTCGAGCGCGATAAGCATCATAAATAGCTTTCCGTGCAGCCTCGTCCTCAATGTCCTCCAACTCCGTAAAGAAGAAGAACTGAGTAAGAAACCTCGCTAACAAGGATTTCCCTTGTTTTGGTAAACCCTGTAAAACTGTCGTAATTGGCATTGGACGTGCCGTAACAGAGGATGACAGCTTTTGCTGTATTTCCTTGTATACAGTCTCCAAGTTCGAACAAAGACGGTTGACGATAACAACGTCAGTTTCCTTCTTGTTCTTCTTGAGCGTGGCGGCTAACTTCCTACCATACTCATGGAGATCATGCACATTCGACAAAGTTGAAGCGCTTGGTAGCAATAAGCCAACCTTGCACTCAGCTGAGAGCTTGACAACTCGTTCCATAAACACCTCGACATCAAGATCCTTGACGGACTCAATGCCCATGATACGGTTGAGGTCAAGGCCAGTCTTCTCAATGATTGTAAGAACAACCATGAAAATCTGCCCTGCCCCTTTTGAGCCACGACCAACATCAGAGAAGAAGTCCAACAAATTGAACGGCTTCCCATCAGTGGTTTTGAGGCCAAGAGCTGTAAGCATCGCAATAAGAGGTCCAGCAGTGTCGGCATCAAAAGAGAACTGAGGAGTAAGAACTTCGTCTTCCTCAGGAACTGTATCCTTGACGGAGAAAAACTTCTTCGCCAATTCGACAGCCTTCTCAAAAATGCCACACTGGACTAAAATCCTGGCATTTGTCAGCAAGATGTAGATGGCTGAGATGCCACCAACTATCGTTGCTGACCACGAGAAACACTGCGTAAGGCAGTATATACAAACCGCCAAAGCGATAGGTGCAATCGTGGGCAAAAGCCTGAGTATGAGAGTACCAAAGGTCCGCAACGCTGACATAAGGCTTGATCCCTTGTCAATCGCCGCTGACGCCGCCTGCCCGACACTGGATGATGAAATACCAGCCGAGAAAGCGGTGCCCATTGATGAACCGAATAGTTGCATCAAAGGACCCATGTTGAAATTGTGCACAGTCTGGGTTGTCTCACCCAGCAATGTGTCTGTTTTGTCGAGAATTTTGTCCACTTTCTGAAAACGCTCACTAATACACTCAGGAACAAAGTTCATCTGAGGGTTCGCAGCGTCAATGCTGTCAATGTAACTGACAACATCAGACGAGTGGAACAACGTCGAAAGTCGAGCATAGAACCCTTTGAGGGGGTGATAATTCTCAAACAAATCCGGCGTTGAATTCTCATACATCCGAGCGACCTTTGAAACGTGCTCGGTATAAACCTGACAACCAGCTGCACATACAATACCACGGGTAAAACCGATGAATTGACGACACGCATTGGTTGTTGAGTCAACAAGGGAAACAGCTTGGTAACATTGCTTCACCTCAGCCCCCACCAACAATGAACTGGGAGGTTGAGGGACAAAAAGACCAATTGAATCAGACGATGTGAACAAATAGCGCTCAGTCATCTGACTAGAAGTTCCCTTGATTGCCATAAAGCTATCAATCCGTAATTTCTCGAAGGAAGTCACAGAGAGCTTGAAGGCAAATGTTTGAAGAGCCCACGCTTGACGAGTGTGGAGCATAATCCACCTCTTCTTGAGCTTGAATTCTTTGATAAGTGACTCGGTATTTCCGGGAAGGACGATGTCACAGAAAAACCCAAATAGATAACCATACACAACTTCGGCGGTGATGTCAAAGAGACCAAATAAGGGCTCATAGTTGGCATAAAAGCACAACAATGACACAAACGCCAAGAAATTCGACGCACAAAGAGCTCCAAAACGTTGCTCCACGTGAACCGAAAGCTCAGAACATGCTCTCTTGAAACGCTTCTCATCGATCACAAGCACAGTACGCACGGGTGGCCGTTGACTCAAATCGTTTGAGTCGGAAAACATAGTCGATTGAGATGATTCTGAATCCATAGGGAAAATCTCTACCTAGGATTGAAGTTTGAAAAAGCTGGTTGGCTTTGGGCAGAAAAATCGATATATAATATATGACTTTCTGATTCGATGTCTTTCCATCAGCCAGATCGATTCCGGGGAATATAGGCCCCCAACGTTCTAATCAGTAACGTACGCCCGCGGATTGAATTTTGTAATGTTTTTGTAATTTTCCCCTCAATTTTGAAAGAGAGATGAAACACTAAAGTAAACACAATCACTAACCAGAGGCGGTAAATAACACTGGGCTATAACACGCCCAACAGACAATCGCACGAGACGAGGTAGAGATGAATACGGATATCCACCACAATGTCACCAGTGACGCAATGGGCGGCTGGCATGAAAGCCAACCGGTTCACTCGGGGCGACTACCATAGCTCATACAAAGCTACTGGGCAGGTTTATAACACAGGAGGTCAAAAACCTAACCAAAGGTATCATGAATGCAAAACTAAAGCGAAACAAGTCTCTTTCCTCAATGAAGATGGTTGCAATAAAACGAACGAAATAAACGAAACGCGAGAAATCGAAGACGACAAAGGAACGAGTGGCAGAAACACTACCTTCACACAACATAACGCCGACGCGAAATCACGTGAACAAAACAGGCTTCTACATACCGGCATGCCCGGTCTGACCATTCAGACATTCGGTGCACACAAGCTGGAACCCCTGCAGTGCTCCGCGCATAACGCACGTGCATCACATCATGGTACAGTAATAAACTGAGCACACGAACACGGTGTACG